TCCAAGTAGTCATCAGCCCATTAATCCAGCTTCAAACTTTTGTGCCTCCAAACAGTTTTTAATATCCCAGCCTCTAGAATTAATTGCTTTTAAAACGCCATCGATATACTTGACAGTTTCCTCTAAGTAAACTACCTTATTTTCTGAGTCAATGATTTCTTGATCTGATTCTATATAAACTGATAAATCTGTTTTGAGTACTTTTAAGTCAAATGGTTTTGTTGCATATATTTTGGCATCTGCTTTTCCACCATAGTATTCCCACTTTTCTCTGTATAATCTTTTATAGTCACCTTTAGACTTTGCAAGTAAGAAAGCAAAGTTAGTTTTGTAATCTAGGAATTTTGCGTATAGTTCTTGTCCTCGTAAACTCTCTGTATCAAGACGCTCTTTGTTTACGGGTAATTCTTTATTTACTATTTTTTTTAATTCGTCTAATGTCATAATATAATTTATACACCAATTTGGTGTGTAATGTCAAGGGTTTTATTTACCCGAGACCCATTTCCATTCTTCGTCTGTGTAAGGTATCATTGTATCTCTGTTGTGTTTAATTTGTGATTTTGTCTATCGTGTAGTATTTATATTGAAAGTCTGCTGTCGCTCTTAGATATTGTACGTCTGTTTGTTCCTGTGAAAATTCTAATGATGATAATGAAACAGGATATAAGTCTTCAAACTTAACCTCTGCAATAGGATTGTTTTTATTTGTAAGTAAAGTTAGTGTTGCATCTGAGAACATTGCATTAGCAGGTGTTGATTTACCTGGCACAGAATCATTTTGTACACCTAATTTGTTTTGTGGAGTCACTGATTGATTTGCTTTAAAACTAGTAAACTGTTCTCTTGATTGTGGGAACCCAATTGCATTTAACCATTTCTGTATTTCAATATAGTTTGTAAACTCTTCGTTTACTAGAAATCCAATAGATAAGTTTTCGAATGTTAACTCATCACCCATAACAGGAATTTGTTTTAAGGGTGTAGGGATAACTGCTTCACCAAGATTAACCCCTGGCAAATTACAGTTAGTAATAAAGAATTGTACTTCTGGCAGTTGATTAATCTTTAATACAAACTGCGTTGGTGATGCATAATCGATACTGTCTGGTTGTCTTCTTACACTCATATTACTATTTATCCGTTTCTTTTTCTAGTTCTTCCCAATCTTTATCTTCAGATTGTTGTTTAAGTTTCTTCTCGTTATCTGTTAAAACAACTTCTTTATCTGCTGCTTCATCCATTCTCTTTTCTATATTTTCTAAAGGGGTGGGTCTTTGTAAGTAATTAAGTCCATATGCAAGTAGTGATATGAAGGCTCCTAAAACTAATATGCCTAATAATTCTTTGTATGGTGATTTCATAATCTTATTTAGTAAGTAAAAAAAAGGGCGCCGAAGCGCCCTTTCTCGATTTTTTGTATCAACAAGGATTACATTAAGTTCGTAACTTTAACTCTTCTGTAATATTTGTTTGTGTTAGCAGAGATAGTGATTGCACCATTCGCTGCAGCTGCTACTGTTCCTGTGTGGAACGGGTTCGCTGCGATACCGTATCTAGTTTTGAAACCGATTTTCGGTTGGAATGAGTTTTCACCAACTGCTCTAACCATTTGTAGAGGTACATATGGGCAGTAGAACATACCAGCATCGTATGGTGAAGTTCCTTTGTATCCTACCACATAGTATTGTGATGCAGAAATATTAGCTGCATATGGGTCCACATATACTTTGTATCTACCGTTAAGTACACCAGCGAAAGTTGTGCTTGTGTCATCAACGTTTAGGTTGTTGTTAAGAGCAGGCGTGTAATCTAATACACCAGCCATTTGTAATGCAGACGCAACATCAGCTGAAGTGATAATCATATTACCTTTTCCTCTTCTGATTTGTTGTCCGATTGCGTTAGCGTCTCTTTCTATTGCAAACAATAGTCCTTTGAATTTCTCAACTGACCATCTTCCGTTTGAGTCTGTATCTAAATCAAAGATACCTGCAGTAGTTGTATTTACTTGTGAGCCTTTTACAGCAGAGTTGTAAATATTTCTTACTACTTCTCTGTTGATCTCAGTTAAGATTTCAGCAGATAGTATGTTTGCTAGTTCAGTCTCAGCGTCTAAACCATGGATTGCTTTTAAGTCTTGAGCAAGTTCCATTGTGTATTCAGCTTTTAACGCTCTTGATACAGCAGTCACAGTGTGCTTCTCGATTGAGAATGCCATTTCTGCAAATTCGTCTGTACCATCACCTAATGTCTCTGCTTGTGCAGTAGTCATACCAGTCACTGTTGAATAAGTGCCTGCAGATGGTGAGTCGTTAAGAACCGCAGGGTTAGTGCCTGATTGGTCACCTCCACCTGTGTTTCCAGCTGCGTCTTGGTTTGATAAGAATGGAATCTGTTCGTCAACTAATGCTTCTGCACCGTCGCCAGATGCTGCTCTTGCTCTCATTGCAAAAATCAGACCTGTTGGGCCAGTCATTGGTTGTACGCCACAGATGTCGTATGCGATTAAGTTCGGCATACTTCTTCTTACTAGTGAAATTAGGATTGGGTCCCAATTGTCAACGTTAGCGCCAGTTGCGTTAGTAGGTGCAGCTTCACCTAAAAATGCTCTGTCTTCTCTCATTGCTTTTTCTTGGTTTTCCAAGATCAAAGTAGTAACAGCTCGTCTGTAAGAATCCTCGATTTTTGGTAAATCTGAGTGTTCTAGGACTGGCTGCCACTTTTCTTGTAGATGTTGTGTTTGAAACATTTTGGTTTCTCCTTTATCTATTATTAATTGCCGTTAATTACAGCAGTTTTTCCAATGGCATTTATGTATTTGTCCATTGGGGAACCCTCTGTAATGTCCTGTACAGCGGTGCCAGTTTCTACTTGTTCATTATCAATGTTTTTTGTTTCAGCTTTTTGTCTTGGGAAGTAAGACTCTTTGATTGTTTTAAGCTTTTCAGCATAACCTTCTTCGTTTGAGTACTCTACGTCTTGCGCCAAAGTTTGAAACTTCTCAATCTCTGTATCAGTTAAGTCCGATGAAACATCGTTCATAACTTTTTCTTTAATTAAAGATGAATTAGAATCTTTCGCTTCAACTACTTGTTGAATTGTTTCTTCTAATTTTTTCTCTAATTTAGAAATTTTATCTGCCTGATCTTCAAGTACATTGTACTTTTCATTAGGCACATCGATATAGTGATCTTCAAATAATGTTTTAAGACCTGAAATGAAATCTTCAGCGATCTCGCCTTTAAGTCCTCTTTCAAGGGCAAGTTCGTTTTCTTTCATCCATTCTTCTACAACATAGTTTAAATAGTTATCGACTTTTTCAGTTAAAGAGTTTCTATTCTCAGTTTGAGCTTCAATTAACTCTGAAGAATATTCATCTTCAAGTCTTTTGATCTCTGATCTGATTTTAGATTTAACAGCAGTTTCGAAAATAGTTGCTGCTTTTGATTTAAAGTCTTCAGATAGATTTGAGTCAGAGTTTAAAAGAGCATCTACATGTTCTTTAACATCTACTGATTTTAATCTTTCTTCCGTCTTAGCATCTTTCTCTATATTTTGTTCTTCAGACTTTTTAGACATTTTGCCCATCATTTCTTTCATCTTCATAGCATTCATTTTTTTCATGCCATCAGACATTTCTCTGAACATTTCGTCTTTAGTCTTATTCATAGACGCTTTCATATAAGAAGCATATAACTCAGACATTTCATCTTTTTTCATAGACTTCATTGCCTTCATCATTTGTCCTTGCATTTCTTCAATGTCAACGACTTCTTCTTTTACTTCTTTGTCAGACGAGTCTTTATCTTCTTTTTTCTCTTTGTCATCCATTTTCATTTCTGACTTCTCGTCTTTCTTTTCGTCTTCTTCTTTTAATTTTGGTTTTGCGTCAGGTTTACCTTCACCTTTTTGTGCAGGGTCACCAGAAACTTCTTTAGCCTTAGCAACGACTTTCTTAATAGGAGCTTCTGCTGAGTCTGGTTCGACTACTGCTTTGCCCGTATCTTGAACTTCGCCTTCTGGCTTCTTTTCCATTGGTTCGGCTTTCATTGCGCCTTTTTTAGGAGCATCAGCACCATTGGCTTCTTCTAATTCTGCCAAAACTTCCGCTTCTAATTCCTCAATGGTTTTGTCTAATTCGTTAGCCATGGGGGTTTCTCCTTTATTCATCTTTATATTAATATATATTTATACACATTTATTTATAAAACAGTGAATTTACATGGGCAAATTCATCCGCTGATAAACAACTGATCTTTTCTTCTCTAGTTTTGTGGAGGTCTCAACAAGGTTATTTTCGTATTCAATTTCTTTGTTAGAGAATACTGTCATGTTTGTTGTGACCAAAACATTACTAAAAAACTTTTCATATTCCAATGTCATCTTTTCTCTTGTAGTTTCAATTAATCCCATTCTAGACCACATTTTGACAAAGATTTCTGGCATAACCTTCATCTGTCCTTTTAGTGTGTCTATATTACAAAAGACGACATCATATTTACTGTCAACAACATCATACCGATCTATACTTCGTTTCGTAAAGATGTATTCCCCATTATAATTAAATCTTTGGATATACTCTTGATGTTTGTCTTCAAGATTAAATCCTCGCCAAGTATCTGCTTCATCAAAGTTAGTAGCAGACTTAACATCATTATCATATTGTGCTAGGAAGAAATCTAAATTAGACATTCCCCCCAAACTCAAAACCGTTTGTACATTATGATTACGAAATATACTATTCAATATTTCTACTTCGTAAAGTCCATAATGATGGTAATCTTCTTTTTCACGATTTGGTTTTGGAACACGAGTCAACTCGTCAAACCATTTGTACATAATGTATTACCTTATAATGTATTTATAAAATTTCTAAAGTTGCTTTAAAAATTTTGCAAACTCTAAACTAGATTCTAAATCTTGTTTATGTTTTGCTCTTTCTTCAATTCTTTTCTTTGCTTCTGCAACATGTGCTTCAACTAATGAACCATGGTCCCAAACCCACTCTTTGCCTTCCATGATACCTTCTACGAAAGCACTTGGTGCTGATGGGTCTGCAACAATATCGCCTGCAGTTGCTAGTTTAAAATCTGATCTTACATAGTTTGCAGAACCTCTTTGATCTAATGAACCCATTCCTCTAGATGAAACTCCTAGTGTTGCACCTTCGTCCATTAAACTTTTAACGATCTCACCCATTGGAGTCGACATAATTTTTGCCTCACCAATTATATTATCGCCATCTGCTTCTAGTTTAGTAATCATGTGTGATACTCTATCTAGATTTACTGTTGGGCCTTCTGGGTGTCCTAACTCACCGAATGCTCTATTCTTTTCGATGAAGTTTTTATTGTAAGATTTAACTTCTTTCATCAAAACTTCTTTTGGATATACTCTACCATTTCTGTTTTTGATATTAGATTGCATAAAGATTCCTCTGATCTTGTAATTCTTCTTACCATCTTTTTCTTCGATAAGAAAATTATCTGTTGAGAAATCGTTTGCTTCTGTAATTAGTTTAACTTTTTGCATATTACAAACCTGGGTGTCCTTGAACAACTTCTTCGATATAAACAGCACCATCACTACCAGCAGTTTCGTTAATTACTGATATTTTAAAATTACTTCTTACTGTACATGCAGTAAAAGCACCTGTTGATGTTGAGTCTTTATCTGTTGTGATTGTTGTTTCTGTCACAGCTGCACAATTGGCATCTGTAAGTAAAGTGTTATATGCTGACGAGCTATCTGTGACTGATATTTGATCACCCACATTAAAGTTATGTCCTAACTCAAAAGTTAGTACACATGGGTCAGCATTTGTTGCTGAAGTTGCTGAAGCAGATTTAGGTCTTTCTTCAGGTACAACTATTACTGATTGTCCAGCTCTTAAAAATATTCCGTTTGTAGATGTGACTGCTGTGCCTTCGTTTGTAATTTTGAAGAATACATCTTGACCACCAAACTCTGAAACTCTAAATGCAGCTCCACCTGATAATTTTCCTAAGTCAACTGTGTGTTGAGCATCATCAGCAGTGTTCGCAGCCGTCACTACATTTGCTCGTCTAATTAGTTTAAATGCCATTTTCTATCCTTTTTAACTCATAAATTCAGACGCTTCTTTTTCAAAATAGTCATAAAGTTTCTTTTCTGGTACTCTATGTCTTTTGGAAACATCTGTTATTGTTTTCTCAAAATTATTTAGGAAATTTGAACCCTTAGAATCCATTTTTTTAAATAAATCGTCAATCGCTTTTCGCATTTTAGGCGATTGTCGTCTATATTCTCTAGATTTCTTGTACTCATCACCTTCGAATACCGATAAGTATAAGTCTTCAAATTGCACTAGACTACTCCTCGCTTGTTTCAGCTGGAGTGTCATCAATATGATTATTTACTAAACCTCTTGCAACTTCAATCTTTTTACTTTCGATTCCGTCTGCAATTTTAGTTTTCATCGTTTCTTTAAA